TGCTGAGAATGGTGCGAGAAACAGTAATGACGCCACATCATGAATAACGACAGCACGACGGTCCTTATTCATTTTGTGATTAGACAATATTCTTTTTATATCATTTAGACGAAAATGTAAATGGAAATTTTTCCCCCTCAATTTGTAGTCGAGACTTTGAAATTTCTCTTATAGGTTTTATCATTAACCCATTTGTTGCAATATATTTAACACCTTTTTCAAGAGTTTTTCCACGATGAAAATAAGTCCATGTACAAGGAAAAAATACAATTTTTCCAGCCTTGGGTTGTATAATTTTTCCACAAGAAAAATCAGTAGTTCCACCGGAATCCTTTTCAACGTCGTTTAAGTAAATAATGTACGTAAATATTTTCCAATGAGGAGGATAACCTTGATCATGATGCCAATGGTAGTACTGACCAGGTTCAGTTTTCTGAATTTGTGGTGGATATACATGTGCATCCATCAATATATGAGACATATCCTTTTTTATTTTATCATCAACATCCATTTTTAATAGAAAAGTTTCGTATTTTTTCATAGCTTTTCGTATCATATCATTAAAATACTTTTCTTCCTCTATCCATTCGGGTTCATCGTATATTCTTAGATCTGTACTACATTTAATATCACTTTGGTATGTGCTCCCTCCCACCGCGCCTGAAAATTTTAAATTACTCTTTTCAAACTTATTTATAACACGATTACAAAAATCAACTGGGAATACATCATCACATTCATATATGAACTCCATGTGTTATTATATGTACATAATCCTTAAGTCTAAACATTTTTAAACATGGGTCTCATGTTTAAAAATGCACTCAAAGGGTTTCGAACCCCTGACCTCAAGCTTACTAAGCTTGCGCTCTACCACTGAGCTATGAGTGCGATATGCTGAGAGCGGGGTTCGAACCCGCGCGTGCATAGCACAGACGATCTTAAGTCGTCCTCCTTAGACCACTCGGACATCTCAGCCCGAATATATTACCCATCAAATCTTTAAGCATTTAGATGGTGGTTCATATGCTAATTTATCCTTGAGTTCTTTACGTTGTTCTTCCTTTTTCGTTTCGATCCCTATACAGTTGTGAACTTCCAAACGAAAACACTTCATACAAAAATCACCCCCACAATACTTACAATTCATAGGAACACCACATTTCTTTCGACAACGTTGACAAGGCATTTACTGAATTTAACTGAGATAAAGATTTTAACCCCATTTAATCAAGAAATGTCTCTCACTTACGCCTTCAGTAAACCAATTCACACCGAATATGCTCACCTGAAAAAAACTCTAAAAAACTCTACGGCTGCTTATGGTTCTGCTTTGAGTGCTTCTTACTTCATCACACAAGGCGCTGATCAAGGTGTATCTGCTGCTCTAGGTGCAATTGCGTCATATGCATATGTGAGTCTTCTCTCCAATCGGGTGGATAAACTCGAAAATTCGACAATTCAGAAGGAGTTCTTTGCACCTCTAGGTGCAGCTGCTTTTGAAGTGTCATGGAATAATGCACCATTTGCATTTGACTTTGATTATGGTGCCACATTTGTAGGATTTTTGGCGTATAAATTTGCACTCTCAACGGTGCTGTATCAAATTGTGAGAGAAATGATGATTGGGGATAGTGCAAGTTTCTATGACACTGAGGAGAAAGTCTACAATGACCTATCCGATTGGAATTTTACCGTAGACGAGCCAGTTCACGAGCCAACCGAACAACCCGTCGAGGAGAGTGTTGATTAAGACTGAGCCTGTTCACGAGACTGAACTTATTGCGACCATTGAGACCCTTCATAGCCATGATACGCTTCCTAGCTACATCCTTGGTCAAGGGCATGGCCTTCTTTTGAGGCTTGGGCATAGGCATAACAGCCCTGATTGTGGCACGAGTGGGGGTTACGATTCGCTTAGTCACCATACCCTTCATGAAGTTAGCCGCAACCTTCCTGTCAAAGGCCTTCTTCTCGGCGCGCTTCTTAGCCGCTACTTGCTTCTTAGCCGCCTCGGGGTACAGTTTGGCGAGGGGAACGTTATTCTGATTGGCGAGAATTTTCTTCACCTCCTCTCGCGAAATTTGTTCAGCCTTCTGAATCTTCTTCTTTAAACTTCCACACAATTCACTGACAGTCTTCTTATTAGGGGTGGATATACCATAGTCCTTGGCAACCTTCACTACTTCATCCTTCTTGTGGAGACGGCACTTCTTACGACCAAACTTGAGATCACCCGCCTTGTCAACATTTAATACATACGAAACCATTGTTTACTTATTACAGAGAAAATATCTACGATACCACTTCCAACTGGCGAGAGCACTAGCCTTCCCTGAGAAGGCCTCCATTCTACGCTGAGCCCTCAGCTCATCTTCATCTACTCCATCTGGGGAGTACACAGGCATTCCGAGGAGTAGATCCAAATGCATCTGGGCATCTTCGTCATCCTCAGCACTCTCAAACTCGATAATCTTGGCTCTCATCGCAGTGAAAGCAGCCGCTACCCGTTCCCTCCTAACTTCGCGGGGTAAAACGGTGCTCCAAATGACACGCTGCACGTCGGGGCAAAGCGACTGTGTAGCCTGGCAAAACGCGACACGGAAATCAGTAGACATTTTTTTTGATATTTAGTATCATTTCTGTGTTTCACTTAGGTGTTTAAAGAGGAGTCCCGACCTCTTTATATATGAATTGCTGTTTCACTAAAAGAATTCTTTCTGGTGTTGATGATTCGATACCGGTTTTTAGTCTTAATAATTACGAGGGATATGCAAAAATCACGAGTGTATATGATGGAGATACGTTCAAAGCGGTTATCATACTTCATGGTCGCCCTCTAAAGTTTACTTTTAGAACTCTTGGATATGACTCAGCTGAAATGAAACCTAGTCTTGGGTTGAGAGATAGAGCCGATCATATTCATCTAGCTAGACTTGCCCGTGATATGTTTAAGGAAGAGTGTGGGTTTGATGATCGCGCACCTCACCGCTTATGGAATCCATTTATGTGTAGAAACAAGGTGAACGGTTTAGTGTGGATTGAATGCGGTAAAAATGATAAGTATGGTCGACCCTTGGTGACAGTCTATAGACGCAAGGGGGATAAACAGTCGGTAAACCAAAAAATGATAGAATCAGGAATTGTAAATGTATATGATGGTAAGAAGAAAGATTCGTTCAGTTTAAAAATATAGGATTTTATTAAGAAATGGTACGTTACGGTCTATTGTTCTATGTATATTTACTCTCTCGTCTCAGGCGTAAACCAAAAAAGAAGGTCAGATGGGTTTAGCTGAGTTCTTCGAGTCTCAGCATCCTTCCAGTGTTGATATATTCATCAATCTTGTCACAGATTGAGGCTCCAAAACCACGGAGATGCCTGACGTCATCACCACTCATTACAATATAATCGAGGTCTCGGATCTTTTCAGCCGCATTCCAGTATGCCTCAGACTTGTAAACAGGCTCTTCAAGGTTTCCAAGTTTGAGAAAACACATGGCGAGTTTCTCGTTCATGGAGGGTTCCTTCTTGATATTGAGGTAGTCGTCAATCTTCTTAGCGATGGACTTCCCAATACCTCGGAGCTTCATAGCATCTTTACCACTGGTGATCTTGTAAGAAAGATTGTAGATGGTATCACCAGCCTTGGTGTATGCATCGCGCTTGAAATTGTCTTCAGCCCTGTCAGCATACTCATAGATCATTTCAGCGAGCCCTGTATTGTGAGAGACAAAGTACTCCTCATCGTCAGTCTCAGACACATAGGAGGCGTCAGTGTCAGAAACGAATGAGCCCTCATCATTGGAGGCAATAGACTCAGAGTCGGAGCACTCGGACTCCTCGTAGTCAGAGTCCTGCTCATCGAGGTACTCATCAACCTTGGCAGCAATACCCTTACCAATACCGAGGAGATGCATCAGGCTCTCACCAGTTTGGACCTCGTAGTCCAGGTTTGAGATAACATCTGCAGCCTTTTTGTAAGTCGCCGACTTGTAGAAATCATTGGAGGCACGGGCAAGATCAATCATACGATTGACAAGACCTTGATTGAGAGTGCAACTCTTGGATGTAACACGAGAGGTCGTGTCGTACAGAGAAGACTTGTACTCAAGATCGTTGAGCTTGTTGAGGGCATCGACCTTCTCTTCGTTGGCCTCTGTGAGAAGCTTCTTGAGCTGCTCAATCTTGGTTCGACACACTTCAATAGAATCAATGTCGCCGAGGACGGCGCGAACCTTACGGAGTTCGGAGTTCTCCTTCTCGAGCTTGAGGATGTAGTCGGTAATAGAACGGGAGTTCATGGTAGTAGACATCTTGTTTGTGATTTGAATGATTATTATGGGAGTCGGGATCCACTTAGGTGTTTAAAGATTAGATTGTTGAAAAATGTAGAAAAATGACAACACTCGCTGCACCCGTCAATATTCAGAAAACTCCCACAAAGTTTCTTCAAACGAGAAAGAGGTCTAACAGGCGCCTCGTGCGACCCGTTCGTGTTCAAGCTGCACTTCCCAATCCCGACCTGGTGAACTACGCACAACTCCAACTCGTCACGTGGATTCTACCCATGACAATCGCTGGTCGTTTACTCAAGGTGGAATGGCCCCAACTTGCAGTCGGTCTTACCGCTATGACTGCAGCAAAATTGGGTCTAGCAGCCAATGGTATCATTCATTTCTAAAGATAATGTCTGTCCATAGTAAAATGTTTACACTAAAGCCTAATATCGTACGACCCAATATCCGTGTCCAAGCCAAGAAGAATGATTTTGTAGAACCAGCTGAAGCTCCAGGTGAGGGGAGGCGTCGCCCCCCAAACGAGGAAGAAAACAAAGATTCTGAAAAGGGTGTTCACCCCCTAAAGAAGTTCATAATGGAACATTTTAAGATTGAAGAAATTGATTATGAGAAGTTTAACAAAGAGAATAAGTGGGCTATTCGCCCAGGTCAAAAGAAGGATAAAGAATAGATGTGTTAAATAGAAAACATGTCTTTCGCACTCACCTCTATGACCCCACTTACACGCAATGTTAAAACTCGAGTATTTGCCGATCCTGCACAATATGATACAGAAATCAACGCAGCCCGTGGATTTAGTAAACCATTAACAACCCGTGCGCGTCCACCAATGTCACAAGTTATGGAGGATTTTTCTGATCTAAATGAAGCCTCTCAACTTATCAACCATGTGACCGAACGTGAAGTCGTCGAGGCACAGAACTTCTGGGCGCAGTCTATTGTAGACATCTCGAATTCATTTCTCTCGGGTGGAGACTACGTGAGTCTTGCTGGTCAGCGCGCGGGTGAATTGTACGGGTATGACTATTCTAACGTACTCTTCAAACCCACGAAAGCTGCAGAGCAACAGTTTCGTCCTACCGCCAATGATGCCATGTCTTACTTTGTGGGCCACGATGCTGTGATCAGTGGTTTCAAAGAAGATCAGGGCTTCGCCATCAATGCCAAGAAGGGTTTCAGTAGAGTGATCTTCAATAATCACCAGATTGACTGTCATGGTGAAGTGGCACACGCTATGGGTACCTATGAGTTCACATGTGCCACAACCGGTGAAATTTCAGATGTTGAATATACATTCGGCTACAAGCGCAACGATGATGGCAAGGTGCGCATCTGTCTACACCATTCTTCCGTACCCTATGCGTCGGGTAATAAGACGTCTCACGTGGAACGAAAGAAAACGTCCCAAGTGAAGCGCAAGATTGTATTTGACCCCGCACAAGCTGACCCGGAGGCAAACCAGCGTCATCGGGTCGCTACTGCGAGTTGGTAATTATGTTTAGTTTAAAGTCCTTGTCTACCCCATTAATGCTAATCTTCCCCTCTTTCACAAGACGCTTAATCGTACGACCAACTTCTAAGAATTCGTCGTACGCCTTGTCGTGTTCTGGAGGAGCTGGTAAATTTGGTATGAACATGTTAAATGCCATCATTTTCTG